CGTCGAGCAGAGGTTTGACCTGTGCTTCGTACACGTCAGTTTTATCGAAGGAAGCTTGAAGATCCATGTGACACCTCTAGTTGATAGTTTCGTTGTGTTTGAACTCACCAGGCAGGAACTCAGTTCCCTTAATGACTTCTTGTACTGTGAGCTGACAACGCATCACGCACTCAGAGAACAGAGCTTCTGCTCCCTGTTGCGTGTGCAGTGCCTTCGAATTCTCCGTGAGTGCATCCGCAGTAGCACTAGCAGCCATCAACGTATACGCGTGCATGGGAAGATTGATGGCACGAACCATCGAGGACGCAGTTTCGTTGAACCCGCCTTCCCCGTTGTCGGAGAGAGCACGGCGGTAAGTAGCAAAGCAAGTGATCGCGATCCCATGCTCAGCAGCTGCACGTATCAGTTGATCGACCAGAGGTTCGACATGCTGCGTGAACGCAACAGTGGCATCGAAGTTCGGTGGAATTTTCTCGCCCATAAGGAAGCTCCCGCCGTTCGCACGGCAACATAGAAAAAACCTGCTACTCACTTTCGTGAGCAGCAGGTGCGGACTAAACGTCCAAGGTATCGCGATTGTGTTCAACGAACTTGGTGAACTGCGCTTCCAAGTCGTTCAGCGCGATCTTGCCGGCAGCAGTGTCGCTGATCGACAGATTACGCAGCACCGACGACTTCGAATTCACGAAGCGCATCGAACGGTCGATGTCGCGGTCGAGCTGGTTAGCTGCGGCGTCGACGGCCTTCGCAAAGATACCGAACTGCACAGTGACTGGAAGGTCAGTGAAGATCTGGTCCTCGCTCTCGCCAGTGTCGCCACAGCCTTCGAGCAATGTCGAAGCCAGTGGTGCGAGGTCGCGGTTGCGCTCGGCGTCCTTACTGGCCTGCTTGGCCTGACGGGCGCGAAGGTTGTCCTCGGACTCACCGAGAACTTTGGCAAGAGCTGCGATGTACTCAGCACCTTCGGTCTTGTCGTACTGACGATCAGTACTCAGGAGCAGAACTGCCTCGTCAATAGTCATCGGTTTGTGCCACTGCTCGTTCTCCAGACGAGCGTTAACGCTGAGGTAGAGGGACATAAGCCGATGCATGAGCGCTTCCAAACTGTCAGCGTCACGACCAGCCATGTTGAGGCTGACTGCTTTGTCCTTGGCCGCAGCGATTGCGGATTGCAGGTCGTTGTAGCCATCCACACCGTTGCCGATGTGTTTGCTGAACATACCTGCGAGGCGCAGAGCGATACCGACTGCGCGAGTGAGGGCTGAGTTCGCGGTGGCACGCAGAGCTGCCTTGAATACCTGAACGTCAGAGCCGATGAGATCGTCGATGTACATGGTGAAGTCCTCGCTAGATAGATGTCAGAAGTTGACACATAGCGAAAAAGCGCCGGCCTCTGGCCGACGCTCTTGGTTACTCGTTGTAGCCGCAGTACGGAGGCTGACCGTAGAACAGAGTACGTTCTACTACCTCAGCAGCTTCGAAGTACGAAGCGAAGTTCTCCGCGTCTTCTTTCTTAGAGAACACGGCGTAGATACGGCCAGGACTGTTCCCTACGTCTTCGACGATGTATACCTTAGCCATGTAACCTCCTAGTACTTCGTGAGGATGTCGCTAACCTGTGCGTTGTGGAGCTTTGCCAGCTCCAGCGCACGTGTGTAGCAGTTGGTGGTGACGAACATCGAGCCGTCAGTGACCACGTAGCGGTCAGCTTCCAGCAGAGCGAGTTCGAGCTTGCGGACGAGATCGTCGAAGCACTGGAGCGAAGCTTCGTCCTTCGCAGCAGCTGCGCGTTGCAGCTGCTGGAAGCGTTGAGTGATGTTCGCCGTTACGCGGCGGAAGCGGTCGAGAGTATCCATTACTGGGCTACCTTGCGCTGACGCTTCGGCTTCGGCGCAGTGACTGCTTCGATGGCAGCGTGCAGCTCGACGGGATGCTCACGCAGAGCTGACTTGAAGTCATCCATGATCTTGCGCTCAGCAGCAGCGAACTCCAGACGCTGCTTCACAGCGTTCTTGGCATCGGAGATGTCAGAGATGATGGACTTGCCGAGCTGCTTGAATGCGTTGAGAGTAGCCATGATGTGTATCTCCAGGGTTGATTGGTTCACATGGCGATAAAGCGCCGGCCTCCTGGCCGGCGCTCTTGGTTATACGTCGCTATCAATGACCGCAGCAGTTACCTTGGCCTGACGCACGATCTCGCCAACCGCGACGATCAGAGCGTTGGTGTCCAACTGAACAGCGAGCTGATCAGCGTGGTAGCTGTAGACGATGTTGTCGTTGTCGTCGGTGACTTCAACGTGAATGCTAGGGGACTGGACGCTGAGTTTCATGGTTATTCTCCGAGTGTGTTGGTGATTGCCCAGCCGCTGAGCCACCAAGCCATTGCGATGCTCAGAGCGACGAAGATGACCATCCACCAACCGAAGGCTATGTAGAAGGCATACAACGACGCAGCACTGAGCGTTAGGTAGCCGATTGCGAACAGCATGATGCCGAGGTTCAGCATGATGAAGTGACGCAGTAGGCGCAGGCCGCGAGCAGCCATGTTGATGAGCTTGTTCATACTGAGACCTCGATGTATTCGTTGATGGCAAGGATGAAGCGGCAGCCTTGGACTGTGAGTACCAAGGCTTCGATGGTGATGACCACGCCGCGTATGGGCTGACGTACTGTGATGGTCTCAAGCATGGAGAGTTACCTCGATGATCTCGATGTATGTGTTGTCACTGAACAGTAAGACGAAGCCGTCTCGTGTTTTAATCTTGATCTGAGTGATCATGTGCTAGCTCCTGTGCTAGTGAAGGACACAGGAGAGTAGGGGGTTGCGCTCCGCGCAACGCTTTGAGGTGGGGGGTGGTAAGAATCCTTTTTGCCCTGACACGAAACGAAACCGAACCGAGGGCTGGGTTTCTGGGTCAGGGGGAGGGTAGTGTCTAAGCCCCTTGTCTACTAAGTTCCACAGAAATGCAGTATTCTGTTACCTAGAAACTCACAAAATTTTATATAAAATTTCCTAGTACCTTGTTACCTAGAAACTCACAGGAAAACTTCTAATGGCAACGAGACCAACAACCCCGCGTATTAAATTCGAAGAAGAAGCAACCAAGCTCCGAGAGCAGACGACAAAGCGCCGTCTCGATATGATAAGAAACAAATCGATCATGACTCTCGACGCCCCCGTACGAAAGTTCTGTATGAAAGTGGCCGAAGGTATGACACCGAGTGACGCTGCTGTATTCTGCGGCTTCGAAGACCCCGGAAAGACAGCAAAACAGCTGATGATGAGACCAACAGTCAAAAAAGCCTTGAACGTAATGATCGAGAGGACCATAAAGATGTCAGAAATCACGCGGGACGACGTTCTCGATGGATTCAAGGACGCTATCGCTATCGCACGGACTCAATCAGAGCCCATGACGATGATTGCTGGCTGGCGTGAAGTAGGCAAAATGCTTGGGATGTATGAGGCCAAACTAAAAATCGAGATCACCGGTGGTGCCGGAGAGTTGGAGCGGCAGCTGGCGAATATGTCAGACGCAGAATTGCTGCGGATGGTTCACGCCAGGAGTTCATTACTTCCTCCTATAGAGGGAGAAGTGGTCGAGGAAGGAGAATTCACCGAGGAAGAGCCAAAAGATGAGTGAAACAGACAAGCCGGCCAAGAAGCCACGTACTCCGCGTCCCGTACGCGCTAAGAAGGAAGCTCCACGCCGTTCAGCCGGCGAGGTAATCACTTCTGCGGAGATTGTTGAGGAACGGACTCACTCTGCTGACGTAACCCTGCGTTATGCAGACGGTGAGGAAGCGAAAGTTCCGAAAACCAGTCAGGAATATCAACTCCTGACTGCCGAGCGCATCCTCGCGGAGCGGATTCTTGCCCGTCGTCGTCTGTTGTCGTTCATTCAGTACTTCAACCCGAATTATGATGTTGGTTGGTGCCACGAACTGCTCGCTAGGAAGCTGGAAAAGTTCGTCGACGACTGTGCAAACAAGCGCAGCCCTCGTTTGATGGTCACATTCCCGCCACGACACGGAAAGAGTGAGCAAACCAGCCGGAAGTTGCCCGCATTCATCTTCGGGCACTACCCATGGATGGAGATCATCCTCGCTTCGTACGGTATTTCGCTGGCAGAAGGGTTCAGCAAGCACGTGATCCAGATTCTCAAGGATGAGCGGTATCAGCAGCTGTTTCCTAAGACTGCCCTGCACCCAGACGACCAAGCCATGAGTGGCTGGAGGACTACAGCCGGGGGTGGATTGAAGCCAGCCGGTGTAGGTGTGGGTGTGACCGGTATGGGTGCGCATTGTCTGATCATCGACGACCCGTTCAAGGACCGTCAGGACGCGGATTCGGACACTATCCGCGAGAAGACTTGGGACTGGTTCACCGACGTGGCTATGACTCGTCTCGCCCCAGGCGGTGGGATTCTGATCATTAACACCCGCTGGCACGACGATGATCTCTCTGGGCGCTTGCTCGCTATGGAGGCAGACCCGGAGTCGAGTGAGTACGTCGACAAGTGGGATCTGGTGAACTTTGCTGCTATTGCAGAGGACGACGAGTACCTGACGCTGGACGACCATCTGGTCAATGAGTATCAGGAGGGGGCTAAGATGATGAGGAAGGCCGGGGACGCACTACACGCAGCGCGCTACCCGCTGGACCTGCTGCTCAGGATCAAGGCCATGATGCACCCCCGTAGCTGGAACGCTCTGTATCAGCAGAAGCCAGTGCCAGACGACGGTGAGTACTTCTGCCGAGACCAGATGATTGAGTACGACCCGGCGCACGGGAAGGCAGACGGGCAGGCGTACATCGCGTGTGACTTCGCTATCAGTGAGAAAGCGTCAGCGGACTGGACTGTCCTGGCCGTGGGACTGCATATGCCTAACGACACAGTGCATATTGACGACATCATCCGATTCCGCAGCGGGGACGCATTCAGGATCGTGGATACCCTGTTGACTGTGTTTAAGCGGTACGAAGCCAACAACCCAGTGCTTGGGGTGGAAGATGGTCAGATCTGGAAGTCCATCAGTGCGCTGTTCTTTGCAGAAGCCCGT